AAGTTCAAGTGCAAGACGTGAAGTACCTAGTGCGGTATTTGGAATAAGCACACCAGGACCCATTGACAAGAGTATAGGATCGCCTAAAGCAAAGATAGGATCAAAGGAAGACTTTACAACGGTATTCAAGGCAAGACTCGGCGGAACCAGTTTGGTATTTGACGACGGTAATGACAAGTACCTAAGAAAAAAATCTGCAGGTGACGGAGCACCAGAATATGCAAACGTAAACCTTGGAGAGACCGACGGTAAGTCAGACCTATTACACAACGAATTAGTAAGACTGCGTACACGTACAGGACATCAAATATTATTACACAACACGGAAGATTTAATCTACATAGGTAACAGCAGAGGTACAGCTTGGCTTGAATTAACTTCAGATGGTAAGATTGATATATTTGCTGAAGACTCAATCAGTATGCACACAAAAAACGACTTTAACCTTACAGCAGACAGAAACGTCACAATAGAAGCAGGTGCTAATCTAAGCCTAAAAGCATCAGGTGATTATAAGGGTGAAAAACTTTCTGTAGGCAGGGTACAGGTAGAATCAGACAAGGACACAAACATACTTGTAGGTGGTAGCACAAAGATCACAACAGAAATGGACCTGGACATTAATAGTGGCTTTAGTAACAAACTTACAGCAGGTTCAACAACAGAAATACTCAGCTCAGGGAACCATATAGAAACCGCTTCCGAAATCCATATGAATGGACCGCAGGCGGCTACGGCCGCTACCGCGTCCGCTCTGTCTGTACATCGCGTACCTGGTCACACAATCGAAGGCATTCTTTCACAACGTTCACCACAGGAAGAACCATGGACACACCATGAAAACTTAAACCCATTGGCATTTAAAATAGTGCTTACGGATAGGGATTCTATTACTACAGTAACTAATCCACTACCAAACCCAACTACGCCAGATGTGTTCAAGAAGGAGTTTAAAGGATAGGTAAATATTGTTATGGCAGACTTATATAAAAAAATCACAGTTCCAACAGCAGACAGAGGCAAACCCGTAGTCACTAATCGTGCATACAAAGGGTTAAGCACGGTCAATCCAAATAACAACAGCAAGTCCCTGTTTGACATAGCATTGATCAAACAAGATATACTGAATCATTTTCATATAAGACAGGGTGAAAAGCTGATGAATCCTACTTTTGGAACAGTTATATGGGACGCAATACACGAACCGCTAACAGAACCAATGAAAGAAGCCATAGCAAAGAACGTTACAAGTATTGTAAACAGCGACCCACGTGTGGTAGCAAGTAAAATTAACATAGATTCATATGAAAGCGGACTTCAAGTAGACGTAGACTTGATGTATTTGCCATATAATATTTCAGAAAGTTTAAGACTAAAATTTGATGAAAATAACGCACCGTATTAAGTACGCAGATTATGAAGTCAAATAAATAGTATTATATTAAGGAAAGCAAAATGTCGTCAACAAATAGACAAAATAGATTATTGTTAGCTGAAGATTGGAAGAAGGTCTATCAGTCATTTAGAAATGCGGAGTTCAAGTCATATGACTTTGATAACTTACGCAGAACAATGATCAACTATTTAAGACAGAACTATCCAGAAGATTTTAACGACTATATTGAATCAAGTGAATATCTTGCACTTATTGACCTAATTGCTTTCCTAGGTCAAAACCTAGCTTTCCGCGTAGATTTAAATGCAAGAGAAAACTTTTTAGAGTTAGCTGAACGTAGAGAATCAATTTTACGTTTAGCTAGACTCTTATCATACAGTCCAAAACGTAACCAATGTGCTAACGGCTTATTAAAGTTTGAAAGTATTGCTACAACAGAAGATATTGTAGACAGCAACGGAACTAACCTAGCTAGTCAAACTATCCTATGGAACGATCCGTCAAACATCAATTGGAGAGAACAATTTGAAAAAGTTCTTAATGCGGCATTACCGGTAAACAGCACAGTTGGAAAACCTATCAAGAAAGATACAGTTGAAGGTGTACCAACAGACCAATATAGATTTGATTCAAGCAACTCAGACGTTCCTGTTTATACTTTTAGTAAAAACGTTGACGGTAAGAATATGCAGTTTCAAGTTGTATCAACTAATGTTACTGGTGGAGTTATTGAAGAAGAAGCACCACTACCAGGAAACAACCTAGCATTTTTATACAGAGATGATGGACGTGGCCCAGGAAGTTCTAACACAGGATACTTTGCACATTTTAGACAAGGTATATTAGACCAAGGTACGTTTAATGTTGATTCACCAAGCACTAATCAAACTATTAGTCTTGAAGCAACAAACGTCAATAACACAGATATCTGGTTATACAAATTAGATTCAATTGGTGCTGAATCGGAATCATGGACTAAAGTTGATTCAATTGAAGGTAACAATATTGTTTACAACAGTTTACGTAAAAGCATAAGAAACATTTATGGAACTTTAAGTAAGACACAGGATAAAGTAGATTTAATTTTTAGTGATGGTACGTTTGGTAACTTACCAAAAGGACAGTTTAGGGTTTATTACAGAACAAGTATTAATGATCAGTATAATATTGTACCTTCAGATTTAGTTGCAATTAGTGTTACAATTCCTTACACTTCTAAAACAGGTAATCCAGAAAATATAACATTAAGTTTGGAACTAAAATATACTGTAGACAATGCTACGGTTTCTGAAACCAATGCAAGTATTAGAGAAAATGCACCAAGCACTTATTATACACAGAATAGAATGGTTACTGGTGAGGACTATCAAGTTAGTCCATTAGGAATCAGCCAAGAAATTATTAAAACTAAAAGTGTTAATAGAACAAGTTCAGGTATTTCAAGATACTACGATTTGTTAGATAGCACAGGAAAATATAGTTCAACTAATTTATATGGTGCTGACGGAATCATATACAAAGATAAGTTTACAGAAAAGAAAACATTTACTTTTAGTACTAAAACAGACGTACAAGGAGTTATTGCAAATACCATAACACCTATTCTAAGTCAAAAGCAAATGTTAAATTATTATTTGACTAACTTTCCTAAGACACTAGTTGCTGACTTAGGTGCTAAATGGTCACAGAAAACAGCTATAACAAATCAAGCAACAGGATCATTTGTTGATGTAACAGATTCTACGTTACAAGTAGGAACGTTTACAAGTAGTGCGTTAAAATTTATTGAAGCAGGAACACTATTAAAGTTTGTTGCTCCAACAGGTTTTCACTTTATGTCAAACAACAGCCATGCACTTATGCAAGGCAATGCAGATCATCCTAATGCAATAACTTACAAATGGGTAAAAGTTGTAAGTGTTACTGGAGATGGTAGAACTGATAATGATGACGGTACAGGACCTATCATACTAAATGATATTATTCCTACAGGTGCTATTCTTTCAGAACTAAGACCTAAGTTTGGTAAAACATTATTATCAGATGTACAGTCACAGATAGTTGACCAAGTATTTGCATTCAAAACATTTGGATTACGTTATGATGTAAACCTAAGACAATGGCGTATGATTACGCAAAACAATTTAGATATTACAAGTGACTTTAGTACAGGTAAAACAGGAGATGTTACTGATCAACAGTTAGACAGTTCCTGGTTATTGCTATTTGAAACAGATGGTGAAAAGTACACAATTACTTCTAGAGGACAAAGATACATTTTTGAAAGTAATGAAGAGATTAGATTCTATTATGATAGTACAAGCAAGATATTTGATAATAGAACAGGACAAATTATTAAAGACAAGATTAACATATTAAGCATTAACACACGACCAGACGGTACAAGTGCGTTTACTGTTGATTATCCTTGGGAAGTATCTAAGGAATACAGAGACGGTGACGGCTATATTGATAGTAAGAAGGTAGAAATTTCTTTCTTTGATTCAGACAGTGACGGTGTAGTTGATGATCCAGAAACTTTTGTAACAGTTGTTGATGAAGCTACAAATCCATTGACGAAATATATCTTCCAAAAGAAATATACAACGTCAGATGGTATTGAAGATTACAAATATATGGACAATAGTTCCAATGCAGTACAAATAAAACAAAGCGAAAGTGTAGTAGGTGCATTAAGCTCTTACACAGACGGGCAAGTGTTTTATCTAGTTACTGAAGGTGTGTTTAAAATTTACAGTTCAACAGCAGGCACACTAGCATTAACAACAGACTACAAAGCATACGTAGGTAGAGATGGAATCAAATTCCATTATATTCACTCTGCAGACGATGACAGTAGAATCGATCCAAGTTCAAGTAACATCATTGACACTTATTTGTTAACTAGAACTTATGATACAAACTTTAGACAATACTTAGATGGCACACTTACAGCTAAACCATTACCGCCAAGTAGCGATAATCTGTTTAACAACTATGGTGGAGAAATTAATAAAATTAAATCTATCAGTGATGACGTAATTTACCATCCAGTAAAATATAAAGTTTTATTTGGAGCAAAAGCTGACGCTCAGGTTCAAGCTAATATTAAAATTGTAAAGAACCCAGATCAAGTTGTTAATGATAACGATATTAAAGCAAGAGTGATTTCTGCAATAAATGAATACTTTGCTTTAGAAAACTGGGACTTCGGTGACAGTTTTCATTTCTCAGAGATGGCTACTTATGTAATGAATCAAGTTGCACCTGATCTAGTTAACATTGTAATTGTTCCTAAGCAAGACTCACAAGGATTTGGAAGTCTTTATGAAATTAAGTCTGAATCAGATGAAGTTTTCATAAGTGGAGCAACAGTTGATGACGTAACAATTATCGATGCAATTACGGCAAGTAAGTTAAAAGCATCAGGTACAGTTATTACAGGAACAACAGCTACAACAAGCGGTGTTACAAGCGGATCAAGTTATACTTCAGGAAATACAACAAGTTCAAGCAGTTCTAGTTCAAGCAGTTCGAGTTCAAGCAGTTCTAGTTCAAGCAGTAGCGGATCGTCTGGGAGTGGATATTAATGTCATATGATGATAACCAAAACGAATATCCGTTACCAGTTCCAGGACAAGAAGACAAACGTACTAGAACTAGTGCAGAACATCTGCCAAGATACTTTCGTACTTCACACAACAAAAAGTTTTTACAAGGTACACTAGATCAACTTACACAACCAGGTGTTGCTGAAAAGATTAGTGCTTACTATGGTAGAAGAATTTCTAAAGCACGTAAGGCGGCTGACAACTATGTTGGTGATGTAAGTACTCAAAGAGAAAATTATCAGTTAGAGCCTGCAACAGTAATCAAGGACGAATTAAACAACGTTACTTTTTACAAAGACTATAACGATTTAAAAAATCAAATCAAAGCATTTAACGGTACTGTAGACAACGACAGTAAATTGTTTAGCCAAGAATATTATGCTTGGAATCCTAACATTGATTGGGATAAGTTTACAAACTTTAGAGATTACTATTGGTTAGAGAACGGACCATTGTCTATTCCTGTTGTTGGACAAGCAAGAGGACTAGTAAGCACATACACGGTTACAAGCCAAGACAACTTGGATAACAAAGCATACATATTTTCCACAGACGGAAATACATCTAATCCAACACTTAAATTATACAGAGGACAAACATATAAGTTTGATATTAATACTCCTGGTATGCCGTTGTCAATCAAGACAGCTAGAACATTAGATTCACAATACAATTATAGTGTAGGTATTAGCGATAGTACACACAGCACAGACGTTGGTATCATTGAGTTTGAAGTAGACTTACTTGCACCAGACACATTATATTATGTAAATGGCAATGATATTAATGCAAGTGGATTAATACAAGTTTATGATATTTTAGAAAATACTGAAATTGATGTAGAAAAAGAGATTGTTGGTAAGAAAACTTACAAAATGACAAACGGTTACGAGTTGTCAAATGGTATGAAGCTAGACTTCCAAGGTACAGTAACACCTGCCAAGTATGCAGAAGGTAATTGGTATGTTGAAGGCGTTGGTGATGAGATTAGATTAATCAACGAACAAGAAATAGAAGTACCAGGTACTGTAAGCACAAACAAATCTATTCCTTTTGATAGCGAAAGTTTTGATAGAGCACCTTTCAGTAATGCCAATGCTTGGGCAAAAGACAAAGATTACATTATACAAAACAGAGCAAGTCCAAGTAAATCACAATGGTCAAGATATAACAGATGGTTTCACAAAGATGTTTTAGAAACTATAGCATTAATTAACAAGCAACCTAGTGATGTTAACCAAACAGGTAGAGCGGCAAGACCTATTATTGAATTTGATAGCGATCTTAAACTTTGGAACTTTGGTACATCTGCAAAAGATAATGTTGACTTATTAGATACTTTTACAACTGATGTATTTTCAACTATTGAAGGAGCATTAGGTTACAACATTGACGGAGTAGACGTAGCGGACGGAATGAGACTTCTGTTTACTGCTGATCCTGATACAAGAGTTGCAGGTAAAATTTTTAAAGTAAAATTTATCACACATAACTTTATTAGACAAATTAGTTTAATTGAAGAAACAGATACTGATCCATTAGAGAATGAAACAGTATTGATTAATGATGGTACAGACTATAAAGGTAAGATGTGGTACTTCAATGGTACCAAGTGGTTAGCTGGACAGGATAAAACTGCAATTAACCAATCTCCTACGTTTGACTTATTTGATCAAAGCGGTAACAGTTTCAATAGTGCAACAATTTATAACAATTCAACGTTTAGTGGAACTAAAGTATTTTCATATAAAAAAGGAACAGGAACTAATGATGTTGTATTAGGATTCCCTTTAACTTATAGAGCATTAGAAAACACAGGTGATATTGTATTTGACTTTAACTTATTACAAGATTCATTTACATACCAAGACGAAGACAATGCAAACGTAACAGCTAACACAGATGTAGGTCTTTTAAGAAGATATTCAGATAGAACTACATTTACATATACATCAGGTTGGACTAAAGGCTATGAAGATAGCAAACAGTTAGTAGAACGTCAATATATTGTAGATACACAATACAATGACTTTGGAATTGATGTTTACGATAACAGTGGCGATCTAAACGACTTGTTTGTAAGAGTATACGTAAACAACAAAAGAAAAATGAATGGTATAGATTATACCATCAACAGAATTAATAGAACTGCATTTGTAACATTTGTTACAGATCTTAAAGTAGATGACATACTTGTTATTAAAACAAAAAGTGCTACAAAGAAAAATGCTAACGGTGTTTATGAAATAGCATCAAACTTAGAACACAATCCACTTAACAATAACATAGATTCTTTTACACTAGGTGAAGTTAACGATCATGTGTTAAGCATCTGCGAGATGCGTGATGATTTTGTAGGAGACTTTCCAGGTACAGGTAATTTAAGAGATTTAGGAAATTTATCTGCATATGGTAACAGATTTGTACAACACAGTGGACCATTTAATTTAGCAAACTATCATATCACAAGCAAAGATGCTAACATTATTAAATCGTTACAATTTGCAAAAAGAGAATACGGCAAGTTTAGAAAGCTGTTCTTACAAACAGCAGACAAGCTAGGATTTGACGGACAGAATAAGATTCACTTTGATTTAGTGATGGAAAAACTTAATAAAGATAAGTCAAATGATATGCCGTTCTACTTCAGTGATATGCTTGGCTATACAAGTGCTAAGAGGTCAACACACGTTGTAGAGAATCCAAGCACACAATATTACGCATTGAATACAGCATTTGATCTTACAACACTTTCTAATAAGTCCGTAAACGTTTATATAAATGGGGTTCAACTTATAGAAGGCACTGATTACAAATTTGAATCAGACTTTAGTGGCTTTGTAACTATTACTAAAACAAAAGTTATTAATGATGTTATTGATATTTACGAATACAATACAACTGACGGAAGTTACATTCCTGCAACTCCTACTAAACTAGGTTTGTATCCAAAGTTTAAACCAGAGATATTTACTGATACAACATATCAAGTTCCAACTAAAGTTATTCAAGGACACGACGGAAGTATTTTTGTTGCGTACGAAGACTTTAGAGATGATTTATTATTAGAACTAGAAAAAAGAATTTATAATAATATCAAAGTAGAATATGATGCTACTATGATAAACATATTTGAATTCATCGGCGGTGAAAGTAGGGATACAACATTTACAAGATCAGCTAGAGACAAGTCATTGTTACCAGAATTTATTGAATGGAATAATGCAGTAGGTTCTCCGGACTATGCAGATAACAGCTTTTGGTCAAGAACTAACAGCTTTACATTTAATTACAGCAACACCAATAGTCCAAGCGGAAAACAAAACGCAGGGTATTGGAGAGCAATATACAAAGAAGCATATGATACTGATCGTCCTCATACACACCCTTGGGAAATATTAGGATACAGCGAAGAGCCAACTTGGTGGCAGACTGTTTATGGTGCGGCACCTTATACAAGTGAAAATAAAATACTATGGCAAGACATAGAGAAGGGTGCATATAGAATACCTAATGAACCTGTAACTTATAACAGCAAGTATGCTAGAGCAAATATAACAAAACATATTCCTGTAGATGATGGCGGCGAACTGTTAAGTCCATTGGATTCAAACTATGCAAAAGATTATATTAGTAATAGAACACAACAGACGTTTGTGTTTGGAGATCAAGCACCTACAGAAACAGCTTGGCGTAGAAGTTCAGAGTATCCATTTGCACTAATGATTGCTTGGTTGTTAAATCAGCCAACTAAAATCTTAGGACTAGGTTATGATAGATCAAGAATTAAACGTAACCCTGCTAAAGAAGTTATTTACAGTGAAACAAATAAAAGATTAAGACTTGAAGATGTTGTTTTTCCTAATACAACTTCAGATACTAT